TTCAAGTAATGTCATAATAAAATTATAAATTTATATTTTTATAAATTTAACTATATTATGGTTAAAAACTATTCAAAATAATAATTACCGTCTGCATCTTCTTTTCTCGTAACTTCATTGTTATCAAGGTTGTTTTTTAAGATTTCAGTATCTAACTTTAAATCATTTACTTTTACGATTTCAACGTTAATTTTATTTTGTGTGCTTTCTAATAGTTTTAAAATGTCTTCATTAGTTTTTTGTAATTCATCAACATGAGCTTTATAATTATTTCTCATTTCTCTTTCTACATTATCATAAGCTAATGCAGTTTTTTCCATTTCGTTCTTAGTCTTTTGAATTAATTTAATAACTTCATTCACTTTATTAGTATTAGCTTTAATCTTTTTCTTGCACTCGTTGATTTTATCATTATGCATAGCTAGTTCTTTTTCTTTTCTTGCTTTTTCTTCTTGTGCAGTTTTCAGTTTTTTGGCAGCTAATTGTTGAGCTTTATATTTTTCTTTCATTTCGTCTGTCTCAACTAGTTCTTTAACTGATGATGGAATTGCTTCAACTTTAACATCAGTCTCGACTTCAGCTCCCAAATTACTTAAAGGTGTTATTTTATTATTTTCCATTTTTTGACACCTTATGCAATTTTTGTAATACTTGAATTGAATTCAACAGCTCTACAAATTAAAGCTTCATAAATCTTTAAGAAGAATCTGTTGGAATCGTTTGTTTTAGCTAATTGTTCCATAGTTAAATCTTGTAAAACTCTCATTTCCCATACAGACATATCTAATAAATACATAGCTTTTGCACCAGCATTTTCAGACATGAATACTGAAGGAATAATTGTAATTGATCCGACCATTGTTCTTACACTTAAATATCTGTTTCCGAAAATAACTTTTTCTTCACTTGATAAGAAACCGATTTTCGTTTGTAAAATCTTTTTAATATCTAAATAAGTAGCTACATCACATACAGCAATTCCAGGAGCTCCACCTCTTTTGAATGCTAAAGAAGCAGCTTTGTCGATATCATCTAAAGTTATAGCTGTATTTCCTTTATCAACTGTGTTAGTTGTTCCCATTGTTTTTATGATTCCTGAGAATTCTTTTGCATTTGCAGTCGCATCTCCAGCAACAATAGCTTTTTCTTCTGCTTTTTTCATTTCTCTACTTTTATTTATAATATTAAGTGAGTTCGCATTTGGTGCATTTGCATTAGTGAAACCAGTGAATGGATTTGAACCAGAATAGTTTGCACCTTCGATTTTGAAACCAGGTGTTGCAGCTTGTGCTTGTCCAGTTGTTCTTCCTGTAATATATAAGAACTTAATATCAACGCTTCTTCTTTGATATGTATCATCTTTGTCAGTTAAAGTTGCATCTTCTAATTCGAATGCTGCTCCTTGACTTGCAGAAATTACATTAAAGTTCGCATTAATTCCTTTGTTTGAAACTCTTGGAAACATTGCAACTAATGGTGTATGTTTTCTTGTAAGGTTTACAATTCTCGGATCTAAACTTAACGGGATTAATACTTTATCTGTTCCTCCATTTCCACTATCAGTTGTCATCGCTTTTAATTGTACTGCTTGATTGTTCAGTTCTTTTGTAAGATCTGTCTCTACACCTCTAAATCCTAACGGATCTTGAAATACTGTTTCGTCGGGCAATGTTCCGAATGATTGTTTATATGAAGTATTTACGTCTACCATTTTAAAATAACAATGTATCTCCTTTTAGTTCTTGTGATGTTGCTGTTGAAGCGACAGTGTTTTTGTTAATTGACTTTGACTTTAACTCTACAACTGTTTTTTCTAATTCTGCTACTTTAGATTTAAGTTCGATATTTGTTTTTTCTAAAGTTTCATTTCTACTATCGTTAAGTGATTTTAACTCAACAGCTGATTTCTCAGCTTCTGTAAATTTCTCAGCCATAGCTTTTAATTCTACAGCTTGTGTATTAACTGTTTCAGTTAATTTTTTAATTGATTCTGTGTGGTCTTCCATCTTTATAAATGATTTTAGCTCAAATCTAGCATTATCGTTAACTGGATTTCCAGTTAATGTGACATTAAGTAAACTTATGTCGTCCAAAACTCTCACAACCCCTTCGCTAGTTCTTTTAAGCATAGTTCTAATAGGTTTATAAGCTATACTAAAAGCATGAAGGAAACCGTCCTTAATTGATCCCTTTATGCTTTTGAATTCCGGATGAAATTGATTTAGTGATGCTCTTACCCATACACCTTTATCTGTTTGCTTTGCTTCATTAATCCTTGCAACAGGTATAGAATGTTTCGGATGTGATAATGTTTGACCGTTTTGCCTAAATGATAAATGTTCCAGATCCATAGTTATATTTGTTTTATTAATTTGGTCAACAATGGATTTGAAACATGTTTCTGAAACTAAATCTTTGAATTTGTCCACGTGAGAAGTCGTAATATAACCCTCTAACGTGTTAGATTCAGATTTCAGTTCAATGGTATCGGTGTGAAAACTTACCATAAATTATTTATTACTTTTGCGCTTTATAAATTTATCAATACTTGGAAGTATTTATTTACTCGGATGTGTACCATTTCATATGACAATATAATATGATAAAATATAAACCGGCAAACATAAAAAAGGTTAATTCGGATGACATCGTTTTAATCCACCTTTGGTGGCTTTGCTTGTATATTCGGATCCTTTGCGTCTGGTTTCACTTGCATCGATTTAACTCTTTCATCTTCTTCTTTTCTCAATCTTTTAAATTCGGCTAAATCGATGTTTTCTTGATCTGCTATTTGTTCCGGAAAAATCACACCTGTTTCTAGTTGTAATTTGTATAATTGCCATCTCTTTAGTTCTTCATCTATATCAAAGAAATCGAAGTTGAATGTGTACAAATTGTCCGGATCTAATTCGTTAAGTATTTGATTGTTTATCGCGTATTGAATTTTTTTAAGCAATGGTCTAATAGCTTTACGGCTAAAAATTTTGGATTGGTTTACGTCGACTGATTTGTTTGCATCTTCTGTAAATCCAATTTCGGATGGTGGAATTCCAAACACTGACCAAAGTATCTTCATGAAACTTTCTTGTGTGGTAAGGATGTCTAAATCTTTTTGGCTAAATTGTATAGGTTGAAATTTAGTTCCTTCTGTGTCGACAACTATTGCTTTACCACCTGTCTTTCGCTCTATTCCATCTTCTCCAACTGTATAAAGTGAATTACGCAATGAGTCTTCTACTTTCTTTCTTGTTTCTTCATTTACACCTGGAATAGTAAGAATTCCTGATGGAATATTTGAATATAGGTGAAGATCTAAAGTAGATTTAGCACCAAATATAAGGGACAATAGCACATCTTGCAAAATTTGAACTGGTGAACCTGCACTATATACAGTTTCGGGAGTAGGATTAAGCATTATATAAATTATTTCTTCTTTACCGAAAGGGACAGGTACTTCACCTCCAATTCCGTATAAGAAATACGCTGCTCTTTCATTATAACTATAACCGTAATCTAAAAAATTATACGATTTAGGTTCGTTTGGAGTTCTGTTTGGATTATTGATTTCGTAATCGCTGTAATGAAAATCATGTATTATGTCAGCTCTACCATCAAATGTTCCAGCAGCTGTAGGATTTTTAATTACTTTTGAAGAGTCAATCACTTGAAAGCCTGTTAGGTTTCCTTGTAAGTCAAAAATCTTATTAATTACTCCAGAGTCTAATACGCATAAGTCGTAAATTAGTTTTCTAATTAGGTCAGCTAACGATTCGTTATTTTGATTAGGTCTTTCTAACATATGCAGGATTTTTTCTCTTACTTCTTCATTTTCTTCTTTTCCTTCATTTAAATTAATTTCCCATCTTGTTTCTGCTGCTTGTTTTTGAAGAGTACCTATAACAGCGTAAATGAAAGGATTTTGTGCCAACCATCTAATATAAGGAGCGTTTATCGGTCTTGGAAAACCGAAAGGAGGTTTATATAAATAAAAAGGTAGTATGTTTTTATTTTTACCTTTTGTCCTGTCTGTATCAATATTAGATTTAGATGCACGCTTAGATAG